CTTCAAGTTACACCATCTGCACTAGACAGAATTAATGTTAGACGCATGATGATTTTCGTCAAGAAGCAGGTAAGCATCTTTGCAAATCAAATCTTGTTTGATCAAAATGTTCAATCAACTTGGAACAGATTCATTGGAGTTGTTGATCCTTTCCTTGCTAGTGTTAAAAGTCGACTTGGAATTAGTGAATACAAGCTAATTCTGGATGAGACAACCACAACGCCAGATTTGGTAGACCAGAACATTGTTTACGCTAAGATTTTTATCAAACCAGCGAAAGCAATTGAATATATTGCACTTGATTTCTTTATTACGAATCAGGGAGCATCCTTTGAAGATTAAGCAATTTAATCCTCAATATTATTTAATTACAGACTACATTATATAAAGCCTGACTAGAAGGAGAAAAGAGACAATGGCAAATAAATTTTGGACAGACGCGACAGTAGAGCCTAAAAGAAAATATAGATTTAAAGTGCAATTAACTGCAGGTGCAGCCGCCGGCACAGCTTTGAGCCAAGTAATTTGGTTTGCAAAAACAGTTAGCAAGCCGGAGATTACAGTCAACACCGCAGAAACGCAATACCTCGGTCACAAATTCTATTATCCCGGCTCGGTGGAGTGGAATGAAATCAGTTTGACGCTGGTAGACCCTGTTTCCCCCGATGCGACTACTGCAACATTAGAGATGCTCACAAAGATGGGATATCTGGGGCCAAAAGAAGCAAAGGACGCTAATCCACAGACAATCGCCAAAAACCAAGCTTTTCGAGTTGTTATAACTCAAATCGATAGCGAAGGCGAGGCTCAAGAAACTTGGACCCTCAATAACGCAATTATTACCAAGCTTGGATTTGGAGATCTGGATTATTCTTCGGAAGATTTGTCAGAGATCGAAATGAGCTTCCGATATGATTGGGCATCATGCAAATCCGGCGAAGCTGAATTTTTTAATGTTTAATATTTAATAACCAATAATTAACAAATGAGGTGAAAATTGGCTAGAAATAGTAAGAGTAGGTTGAACAAAGAAGTTGAATCTACCAAACCGGCAGACGCGGATTCCGTGGCTGCTTTGAGTGAGGGTGTTTTAACTTTCACTACACCAACAGAATTCGTGGAGCTTCCATCGGGAGGGGATTATTATCCCGAAGGGCACAGACTTCACGGAGAACAAACTGTCGAAATTAAATTCATGACAGCTAAAGAAGAAGACATTCTTACTTCTAAGACCCTAATCAAGCAAGGTGTGGCTCTAGAGCGTCTTCTTAAGAGCGTTATCGTTGATAAATCAATCGATCCATCGACAATGCTGACAGGCGATAGAAATGCATTATTGATTGCAACAAGAAAGTCTGGATATGGCGAGGAATATAATGCTAAAATTAATTGCCCTAGCTGTAACAATGTTAATGAAGTCGCTTATAATCTGGATGACGTAGAAACACTAAGCCCTCCAGAGGAAAGTGAGGTAAAATGGAATTCAGAAGGAAATATGCTTGTTACTCTCCCGTTAAGTAAATTGGAAGTAGAGGCGAGGCTCCTAACAGGAAAGGAAGAGATGTATCTCTCTCGCCTGCAAGAATCAAAAAGAAAAAAGAGGCTTTTGGAAACCTCTATGCAAGATGTTCTTAAGTCAATGGTTATTTCCGTCAATGGGGATACATCATCCGAGGTGCTAAAACTTTTTATTTCACGGGTTCCAGCACGAGATATCAAACATTTGCGTGAAGTCTATAAAAGAAATACGCCAAATGTAGAAATGAATCACGAATTTGAATGTGAAAATTGCAATTACCGAACGGTCCTGGAGGTACCGTTCACCATCGAATTTTTTTGGCCTAGATGATGAATACATTAAGAACGTCTACGAAGAATTCTTCTTAATGAAATATCATGGCGGTTGGAGCTTCATCGAAGCATACAACTTGCCAATAGTTATCAGAAGGTGGTTTTTGCAACGTCTTGTTCAGGAAATTAAAAAAGAAGCAGACCAAACAAAGAGTGCGCATTCCAAATCCAAGAGATAATATTATTTCTTGGATTTTTATTTTTTTGCAAAACTATTTATAGAGAACAGGAGTATGTTATGTCTAGTGAATTTTGGACAGAAAAAAGCTATATACCTCATCAATCTCATAATTTTAAAGTAGATTTTAACTTGTATGCCATAAAAGAAGACGCATTTTATGACACTGGCAGTTCCCTTGGGAAAGGTTCCTTGCGACAAAATTCATCAGTCACCGCTGAACAAGTGGAGCAGATAAGTATCCCCAGTTGGGCGGTTAAGAGTGTTGATATGCCAACTCTCGCGTCAAGTATTCAAGAAACGGGTGGGAATTTGTCTTCTGAAAACGGAATAGAAAACCGCGATCCCGATTACCAAGACATACAAATTACTTTTTACGCAGTAGATACTCCAAGCGGGAATATCATTAAGTTATTGCCTCGGATTTTTCATGCCTATTATCTTAAATTCACCGACAGCAAGGCGACAATTCCGTTTCAGACTCCATATGATAAAAATGCCCCAAGTATAAACCAATATATGTGCGCCCACTCTTCAATAATAATCAACCTGTTTAAGGGCAGCGATCCCCCCGGCTTAGCGGGTGAT